AGTTGATCCACATTATCCTCTGTAATAATATGCATTTTAACATTCATTACTTGTAATTCTTGTATCAATAATTTCAATGAATAAGGCACTCTAATAATACTAAAAGAACGACCAAATCTACTTACATTTTTAATATTTTGTGATCCATCAGCATTTGTAAAAAATTCAACCGGACCATCTGCATAAGGACTTAAAAATAAGTTTTTCGACTCATTATAAATAGAAATTGATCCAGTTTTATTACAAACTGCTACGTAATATTCATCACCTCTTATCATAAATGATTCATTCAAAAAATAGGACATCCCGTGAGCCAATACCCCGTCACGTTCCATCTCTCCAATTCTTAGACCACCATCATTTGCACGACCTTGCACAGGTTGTCTAGTTAACATAGTATTCGGACCTCGTGCTCTAAAATTAATCTTATCCTTGACCATATGTTTTAAACGCATATAGTAGGTAGGACCTATAAAAATATCTGCTTGTATTTGGTCTCCTGACATACCATTATATAAAACTTGATTTCCAGAAGAATGGAATCCCGCATTTACAAGGAGAGGAGAATATGTAGAATAATTCAGACCTTTTACTTGAAATGCAGTACAATCGCCAAATGCACCATAACTAGCACATACCTTACCAAATAAAGATTCTATGATTTGTCCAATTGTCATACGACTTGGAATAGCATGTGGATTGATGATTAAATCTGGGCGAATTCCGTCATCAGTAAAAGGCATATCTTCTTCAGGAATAATGAGACCTATTGTACCTTTTTGCCCACTTCTAGATGCCATTTTGTCACCAATTGCAGGCAAGCGTTCTTCTCTGACACGAACTTTTGCGACATTGAAACCTTCTTCTCCAAGAGTAATAAAAGATTTATCTACATAACCAAGTTGTCCTTTTTTAGGTTTTACAGAGTCATCAATCCATACATCCTTGTTTTCCATGTTGGTATTGACTTTTCCAATCAATATCATTTTGTCATTTAATTCTACATTCTCTCTAATGAGACCATGCTCATCTAAATGACTATAATCGGCATCTCTTTTCTTCTTAATAACATTATTTTTTTCTACATTCGCAAACTTTGAACTGGTGCTACCGGTAACCTTTGAACTTTCTTCACGTGATTCATAAGTAGAAAGGTATGTGGTTCTAAATATTCCACGTTGAACTGAACCCTCATTTATTAAAATAGCATCTTCTACATTATATCCAGTATAACACATAATAGCCACAATCGCATTGACACCATAAGGTTGTTCTTCATTATTAATATATTCTAAATATCTAGATTTGATAAGAGGTGTCTGACCATAATTCAATATAACGCCCATTTTATCCATTCGCATTTGATAATTACTATGATATACAGATACTGCTTGTTTACTTTGACCGCATGAGAAAGCATTACGAGTGACAGGATTATTTTCAGGATAAATAATCAAATTTCCCATAACACCTAATATTAATGACGCATCAATCTCCAAGTGAGTATACCATGTGCTCTTCTTTAAATCTTCAATAGAAGAGGCAATAAGTGCGGACTCTTCTTCAGAAGTATCTATATAATCAACGAACGATTTACTCTTGTCTAGTTTATTAAATACAGCACTTTTATCTGAACCAATATTGTGATATAGTTCTGATATGTCATACAAACGATTTTTTTTACTCAAAAAATGTTCATCTGATTTTTGCATAAACCCAGTAATAATTTGTTCCCAGCTTACTTTACCACTATCTAATGCATCTATGAATTCTTTTCTCATAAAACTCAACTTACTATCTTGAATGTAATAAATAGGTCTAGTTAATCTACCCGAATCTGTATAAATATATATTTCGTTTCTTTTACAATCAAATGATACACTGGTATAAATGGGTATAATACCATTTCGTCTATATAGTTTCAATACATTTACAACTTCAATAGGACTATCAATTATACCAACCCAATTTCCATTTACAAAAATTTTGGAAGAAGATCCGAGTTGTTCAGTACTTGCCTCCAAAAGAATAAGCATAGGCGTATTTTTTCTTAGCCATTGAATAATAGGATATGAAGAAGATCCACTTGTGATATAAGTACTGATTGACATGTGTTTTTGTAAACCAATGTTACCACCATCGGGTGTATCAATCGGGTCAATAAATCCCCATTGAGATGAATTTAAAAGACGAGGACCCACTACTTTTGCAGTAGAATCCATTGGCAAATTAATTTTACGCAAATGCGATATAAATGTATACCAACTTAAACGATTTAAATCTTGTACCGCACCCAATCTTTTGGTATGTGCTTCCGAACCCCAATTTCCTTTAAATGCTTTTCTAAAACCTTGTTCTACAATTCTCTCTTTAAAGAAGGATTTAAAGTTAGATTCAATGAGTCCAATAAAATTATCCTTGTATTTGTTTGATTCCTTGTCTCCCTTGTCTCCCTTGTCTCCCTTGTATCCCTTTTTTAATTGAATTTGTTTTTTTTCTTTTCTAGAGAGAGTATCATCATCTTTATATTCGCCTTTATGATAATAATATTCTTCGTCTATTTTACGTGTAATATCTTTCTTTTGAATCAAATAATATTCTCTAAAAAGATCATAAAGGAGAGAACCGGAAAGTTCAACTCGTTTAAATCTAAAATTATCTCGGTCAGTAGGTTTCTCTTCTTTTAAATACACTTTTAATAATCTATTCACCATATATCCAATAAAATATGCCTTTTCTAAAAAATTTATTTCTCCAATATGCGGTAAAAAATAATCAGAGAGAATTTCAATGACTCCAGAAATAGTACCTCTTTTTGTTAACTCTGCTATAAATTCAAGAGCATTTTTTTGATTAAAAAATTTATTTGCATCATGAATTGAAGGTATGAATAAATCAATGTAGTCATTATTGTCGTAGTCATTTATTTTCGTTAGTAAACAAGTTTGTATAATGTCCTTGTCTGATACTATACCAAGAGCGCGCATTAAAATAAACAATGGTATTGGTTTTTTCACATTTGGTACAGCTACAACAATTTGGTTATTACTTAAAATGGATGTAGGCGATACAATTTTTACCGCAGTTGTTCGTATTGGTTTTGATGAATCTTCAGAGACAGAACGTATTTCTGCGGAATGACTATAAATTTCATCATCTTTATATCCGCGAATATAAAGCAAATTATCTGCAAATTTTTCTTGCGATATAATCACTTTTTCTTTTCCATCTATAATAAAATACCCACCATAATCATTGCGACACTCACCCATATTAAATCTTACTTCTTTATTTAAAGTATTTAAAATACACAAATCTGATTGAAGCATAATAGGAAATCTACCCAAAAATATTTTAGGTAATAAGATACTATGCTGTTTCTTTTCGCCTTCAATATAATATATAAAATCTACTTCTACGTCATAATGAATAGTAACTCCATAAGTCATATTTCTCAAACGCGCATCATTTGGAAACATATAATGTGCGTTATTATCATCATAAATAACTGGTCTACCAAAATAAATTTTCGATCCATCTTTACCACCTAAATAAAGCATACACTCATTTAGATTTTCAGAGTTAGAGCCTTCATCTTCTCTCTCTATAAATCGTATAGGATTATTTTCATTAAAAATTCTGCGAATACCATTTTTTGTAAATTCATTATAAGATTCTAAATGATGGGATACCAAACAAGTGGGATTATCTTTAAAATATTTATCAATGAGTTTCCATGATATATTTTCTTTATCGAGTTCTTTACTTTCTTCTTCTTGCATTTTATATTATATAATAATCATATTTTTTTAAAAGGTAATTATTTTATAAATATTATAATATAATTACTTTTGTTTCTTTTGTTTTTTTGTTTATTTTGTTTCTTTTGTTTTTTTGTTTATTTTGTTTCTTTTGTTTCTTCCTCTTCTTCCTCTTCTACACGTTTCATTGTTTTTGATTTTTTGTTCCCTTTTTTCCCTTTTTTCGTTAGACGAAATTTCCCCTTGGATTTTGAACCTTTGCTATAACTATCATCAATAGTGAATTCAGTCCATGGCTCACTAGGTCTATCTTTTATGTAGGGAGCAAAATTATCAAACTGCCTATGCTTCTTAAAAAATTCGGCTGCTTTAAATGGCATTCCGCAAGAATTACCCCATATTCCACTAAAAGACATATTTTTTGCCATAGTACTATCACATACCATACCATCTATCGCGCCATGAGGATCAAATGGTTTCGGTCTTGAAGGATCCGACATGTATTCACGTGCATCCAAATCATAATGTGAACAAATTGTCCTTGAACAAGGATTATTTTCTTTCTCTAAATACACATCATAATGATCTGCAATTATTTTTTTTGCAACATCAATATCGATTTTCCCTTTATATTCATCCATTAAATCAGCTAAGCGGACCTTTCTGGCACCTTGATGACGACGCACATCATAGAACCCAGAATTATTTACTTCTAAGTTGCGGATTTTTTCATCATAAGGAGCATTAAATCCAATAAAGAACCCATTTTTAGTTCTCTCTGTTTTGTGATATTTGAGACCCAATTCAATGCGAAGAATTTCATTTGTATTGATGTCGCCAAACAGCCACGAATTTGCGTAATCTCCCGAGTTTTCATGTAAAAGTATTTCACAATATTCATCTAATGTATTACCATATTGCATTGCCTTTCTAATTCTATAACCGACGGGCCAGCGTTTTTCATAAGGATAGAAGCCACCGATGGTTGTTTCAGTGCCAATAATACCTTTAGCAGTGACAAATACATCAGTACCACTCCAAATACTACATGGGCTTGTTTGCATAATAAAACGATGACCTTCATCAGGATTTAAATCGAGGATAACATTCATATATTGTCCGTCGATATAGTCAACGAATGAATTGTGTGCGCAAACAATTTTGCCATCTTTTGTCCAATCACCCACTGCTATAAATGCACTGCATCTGTCCTTTGCTCCACCACCTTCTTTTCCTATATGGTTTTGTGATTTTGTAGCATACCAATAAGGAATAGAGATATAGAAATTCCAAGCAATCATTTCATCAATGTCCGTTTTGCATCCACCTGCAATGCAACCCTCAGTAATTCCCTCCATTTCTTCATAAAATTCTTTAAATTCTTTATTGGTCATTTCCTTAAAATCGTCGTTAACCTCCTTAATAAAGTAGGACCATGGCATGCCAAAAGTTTCCATCATTACAAATTCCAACATTTTCTGTATTTCTTTAAAGTCATTTGCACAGAAAAATCCATATGCATACCCGCGTTCTTTTGGCGAGCCTTTTACTGAAATATATTTCCATCCATTTTTATCATATGAGATTCCATTTTTAATTTTTGATGACATATATATATATCCACTTTTTAAAAAAGTGGAGCAAAATATAAAATTAATCCACTTTTTAAAAAGTGGAGAAAAATATAAAATTAATCCACTTTTTAAAAAGTGGAGAAAAATATAAAATTATATTTTACCAATTTTAGGGAATTATATTATTTTTATAATATATAAGATATGGAGGAAGAATATAGAGAAGCTATCAGGAAACAAGACGAAGAAACAGAAGCTATCAGGAAACAAGACGAAGAAACAGAAGCTATCAGGAAACAAGACGAAGTTAGTATTGAAGGTAAAGTACAGGGAAGGTCTCCTATAGAAAAGGAGTTTATAGGAACATATCCTGAGGGACCTTACGCTACCATAGGAATCAAATTATCAAATGATCAAATGAAAAGTATTCTAAATTGGAAGTTAGATTTTAATAAAATTAAAAATTTACAGCAACCAGGTCAGTTTCCAGATATAAAAAATGCTGGGTTAGGGTTAGGTGGAAATTTTGCATCGGCAATTCTAGTTGGATATCGAATATATAATATAGATGAATATAAGGATGTATATTTAAAAGAGAATGGGTGGTTTCAGACTCCAGATGGATTACAAAATTGTAATCCTAAAAGTGGCACAGATGGTGAACCTTTTTTTGATGCGGAAAAAGGTTATAAATTTCTTGACGCAACTGCTGTGGGAATAGAGGAGACTACAAAATATGGAGTCGAAACAATGAGCAATCTCGGGAAGAATACCAGACAAAGTATTAATGCCGGTTTAACAGGATTTGCCGGCTTCATGCACCACCCTGATGATGATAAACAGGGTGGAACACGAAAACGCAAGTCTAATCGCAAGACGAATCGCAAGCATAAACGTAAGTCTAGTAGAAAGGCTAACAGAAAGGCTAGTCGCAAAGCTATTCACAGATACAGGAAATAAATTCATAAATATGAAATATAGTTATGAATTGTTAAATACATTACATTTTTAAAATGACAGCAACATAATACCAATAAAAACAAATAAAAGTAAAAATGGAAAAAGAACAAGCAACCAAGATAGTTCACTATGTCCATCCTTGCATATCAAATTCAAAATATATGTCCAAAACACGATGTAAATAATTTTAATGATAAATATTACTGCAGTGCTAGGAACACTGCATGAAAAAGCCCCTACATTGTAACTATTATTATCTCCTAAATTTTGAAATAAAATGATAACAAGTGCTAATATTGATATAATAAAATAAATCAACGCGGGTGTGCATAATTCCTTTAGTGTTTTTGGAAATGGTGCCATTATGTATTAATGATAGAAAAAAATTAGAGTAATGCATTAATAGATGAACCATGAGGCAATTGGTCTTTCCAAGGTAATGGATTCACTGGTCTAGAATATCCATTTATTCCATTATAAGTACTACCAACACCAAATTGTGCTTGTCTGGCTAAATTAATAACATCTTGCGTTAAAAAATTAGAAAGAGCACCTCCTCTTTGTTTTCTACTCTTTTTACCTCTGCGTTTTTTTCCACCATTTAAAAATGGTGGGTTTGGACCTACGTTTACCATTGCAGTTTGAGGGTCTACTTTATACTGATTATAGTCTAAATAGTTTCTAGAACTATTTACTCCAGGCCAGCCAGAAGGAGTAGGTGTCCATGACTTACCTACAAAACCTTGAGGTGCCCATGTTCCGCCTTTTTGCAAGTTATTACCGCCCGAAAGACACGTAGGACCACAACCACCCAATTTACCACGACCGCCACCAAAAAGTTTACCACGACCGCCACCAAAAAGTTTACCACAATCGCAACCGCCACCAGTCATATTTATATTACTACAGGTATTGCAGGTTCCTCCTCGGTGTATGAAACCTGTATTAGTAGGTGTAGAGCCTTGAAACTCAGGTCCAGTATTCGGCATTGTTTTATCTACTCCATTTGTATTTGTATACATAATTGTTTCAGGTGTTAAGGTTCCAGCGCCACCTTTTCCAGTATACGCTAAAAAAGGGTTTGACTGAAAATGTATCTTTTCACCTGTATATGCTAAAGGTCCACTACCACCACGATGGGTGCGACCATGTTTTCGTGATTTTCGTTTTGAACAACCCTTCATTTTATAAAGTTTTTGTTGTCTTTTTAAAGTCTTTTTACCCATTTATATTATATAGCAAGAAATTATTCGATGTCAACGTGAGTTAAGAAATGTCTACGACAACACATTTTTTTCATATTTAATTCATCTAAAACCTCACCCTCTGGTGTCTTGTCTGCAAACTCTTTTGTTAAATACAAAACTTTGTCAATATCAATCGATTCACCATTGCCTCTTTTTGCTAATTTCTTCTTACGCACTTGTTCAACATAATATCTATACTTGTTGGCAATTACCATGCCACAAGTAAAACATTTCACAGGAATTATCATTGCTTATATATTATATTATAATATTCTTATATGTTTTTATTTTAATATCAATTTTTTATTTTATAAATATATTTATAGATTCGAAAACAAAGGACCATTTGTTTTGTCACCTGCTACACATTTACCAGTATTACTTATAGAAACATCCCATATACAGCATTCTGTCGACTGGCAATTTAATTTTGTTAATTTACGACAACTTTCATTTAATCCGGAACCTGTGCTTTGATTTGCAACGCAAAAATTATGAGCATTATCACTTGAAATAGAAGTATCATATCCCATATTTTCTAAATTTGTTTCTAACCCTTCTAATTGATATTTTTTAAATAAATGCGTACATAAAAATAATATTAGGCTGCATCCTAGTGTGAAAAGTAATATACAAATAACAATATTCATGATACTTTTTTTATTTAATTTGTGGAAAACCATTTTATCTATATTAAAAGTAAATATTATATACGTATATTTTATAATGGTAAAAAGAATATCATTTAAAAATAGAGCAAAAAAATTTATTGTTTCTTCTAGTAAAAATGCTGAAAAATCATTACCTGTTATCAATAATAACCTAAAAAATGTAGGAGTTATGGCAAAAAATGTAGCTAAAGAAACATTGCCTATTGTTGAAAAAGGTGTAGCTGCAGTTTATGGAACTATGTCAAGTGGATTTAATTTAGGAATAAAAGGTGCTAAAAACGTTGCAAGTAATATTCAATCTGTCTCAAGAAAACGAAGACGACAATCTAAGCGTAGTAAAAAACACCCTCGTAAAACACATCGCAAACACTAAACAGATTTTACATGCGTTCCCCTTGTAGTTTTCACTTTTTTAAATTTCTCATTCTTTTTATGTATGTCATTATGGCAATCTTCACATAATGTCATTAAATTTGCTAAATTATTCTTATGAAATACAGAGTCGTTTGTTTTTATTATACCATTTTCATCAGCATCTGATTGATAAGTCAAATGATGCACCTCTTTACCAGGATTTTTTTTACATCTTTCACAAGTACTAACAAGTTTTTTTGCATTATATTGTGATGTCTTTAGAGAAAGCATACTGCCATTTTCGGGTTGATATTTCATTCTGATTTCATATGCTGCATCCAAAAAATCCTGTGGTAAATTAAGCGATTTACAAACTTCTAATCCATACATGCTGTTTCCTGGACCATCTTTCAATTTGCGGTCATAAATTAGTATATCGTGTTCCTTATCATAAATAACTTCCATGTGTTTTAAAGCAACACTTGATAGATCACTTATTTCTTCATAATCGACAATTTCATGCAAATGTGTAGCAAATATAAAACTACTTTTACAACGATGTAGCTTCTGAATTCCAGCCACAAAAATACTAATTGCACTCATTATCTCTGTTCCAGAACATAATTCGTCGCCTAAAATCAAACTATTCTCATCTGCAAGACGTAATATGGTGCGTAATTCCGACATTTCTACAGCAAATGTAGACTGACCCTTGAAGATATTATCATTACCAATAATTCTAGTAAAAATATATTTGTATGGACAATAACGAAACGATGATGCAGGAACATAGAGTCCAGATTGTGCCATAATAGTAGATACTCCTATAGATCGAATAAAACTTGTTTTTCCAGATGCATTGGTTCCATACAAAAGTGTGCCGTCAGTTTTTCCATCACCCAATATAATATCGTTTGTCACATAGATTTCATTATTCTGAAATTGTTCAATAAGACAATGTCTTAGATTTTTCGCATCAATAAAAGACTTTTCAGCTTTCACAATAGAAGGTTTACAATAATTATATTTTTTGGCTATGGATGCCTTTGTATATATTAAATCAATATGTGTAATAAATTTAATTATCGCATCTAATTCCTTCTGATACCCTTCAAATTGCATAATGAATTTGTTATATATAAGTGTAATCAAATCCTTCATATACACTTTAATACTTGAAATGTTTTTACATAACCCATTTATTTGTTCATCAATAATAAAATTATTGGATGCATTTTGCTTTTCAAAACTGAATTGAGATTTGGATATTTTAAAATCAAAATGTTTCAACTGAGTGGGACTAATATTATATGATAATGAAATAATACTGGCATCTTTCGGTAGCATTTCTGTAAGTAGTTTGCATCTTCTACTTGTAGATATAATTCCTATATTATTCTTTTCCGTTTCATGCAGTTTCACATACTCTGATTTGGATGCATCTTTTTTACCCTTGCCTTTTTTCTCGGTACCTTCAATGAGTGAACTTAAATAATTTTGTATGGAATCCAACTTCAACTCAGATTCTTTTAATACTTCTGTTTTTTTGTCCAATTCTGCATCTACGCCATAAAGAATAAAATTAGTCTCAAAATTTTGAAATTGCTCTAAATCTTTTGCTAATTCCAAATCTAAATTGGTATTTATAAATTTAATAATAGTAATGCAAAATTGATCAATTTGTAAAATATCAGGCTCAAATGTTTGCATATATTGCATAATTGTAGCATCTGATGCAAAAACATTATAAATCTTTTGAATGGTTACAATATTATTATATAAATTATAAAAGGCTTTGGGTGAAATTTTCTTCAAGAAAATTTGACGCTCCCATTTTGAAATATCCTTTATGGTAGAGAGATTATTTTTAAGTGAATATTCATGTATATCAAATATACTCAAAAAATATTCAGTTATATCATATTCGCCTTGTAAATATATTTCATTGTATACTGGATTCAAAAAATTATATGCAAATTTGCGTTTACCCATAGGAGTCAAACATTCATTCAACATATTGCATACACATGAATATTTACCTGACTTTACATTTCCATCATCAATAATATTCAATTGTTTAAGTGAATGATTTGCAAGCGCTAGTCTTGTAGAACAATTTTCAAAAATCGGCTCTGAAATTTTGTTTACAAGATGGGGATTATGCTGGTAGACAAAATCTAACAAAAAACAAAATGCTTGTGTTGCAATATTATTGTCGTAAAAATTCTGTAAAAAGACATGAAAATCATCTATTTTGTAGAATTTAGAGAGAATTTCCATTTGATAAGGTTGTTTTTCGCAGTTTAAAACGCGTTTTACTTTTTCACTCATATTATTACGTTGAATATGTATCTTATGTATCAAGCTGGAATTAATACCTGCATAATTGATAACGTAATCGAGTTCCTTTTCATCAGAAAAATTTGAAATTAGAATAGCTTCACTTGGATTATAAATGGAAATAAAACGTTCCAACTCATCATATGTCGTTGGATTATTCATGTATATTTCTTTAAATTGAAATATATTTGTTTTGCCAGTATAAATGTCAATATTAGCAACACCAACGACAACATATTTGCCTTTCATAAGCATTGTGTTTTCTATAAAGTCGATCCAAATACAAGTAATAGAATTTGTCAGGTTTTTCGTTTCTGTATGAAAATAAGTTCCTGGACTAAAAATACCACCCAAGCTTCTAGTCGTATTTTTGGCGGCTTCATCTTGAACATAAACAACTGCAGTAAATCCTACTTCCTGGATTTTTTTGATATATTTTTCAATTTGCATATCTTTAAAACCTGCCATCATGACATTGTCTGTTCCAACGCATGTATTTTTTTCAACAATATTCAATTCACATATTTGAGAGAAATCAACGATTTTACTGCTAGTTATTGTATCCAACTTTTTATTATAAATACCATACACTTCAAAAAAACTACCTACTTGCATTAAAACAATCGTATTTTCTCCATATTCTGCTTGATATTTTTCTGTTAATTCGAAATACTCTTTTATTAGCGCCATACTATAATATATTTAGAAGTCTTTAATCTTTTTTATATAATCTTTTTTCACATAAAATAATATTTAGTGTGTATATAAATGATTGGTTTTGTTAGCACAGAACAAAAAGTACAAAAAAAGAATGCAATTATTCAGGCTCAACAGCAGCAAGTAGCGACAATAAAGGCAGCAATTCTACAAAAGAATCAGGCTATTATGAATCAACGAATGAGAGCAGCCGAACAACAAAGAATTGCAGAAGAACAAAGAATTGCAGAAGAACAAAGAATTGCAGAAGAACAAAGAATTGCAGAAGAACAAAGAATAGCAGAAGAACAAAGAATTGCAGAAGAACAAAGAATTGCAGAAGAACAAAGAATTGCTGAAGAACAAAGAATTGCAGAAGAACAAAGAATAGCAGAAGAACAAAGAATAGCAGAAGAACAAAGAATTGCAGAAGAACAAAGAATTGCAGAAGAACAAAGAATAGCAGAAGAACAAAGAATAGCAGAAGAACAAAGAATAGCAGAAGAACAAAGAATTGCAGAAGAACAAAGAATAGCAGAAGAACAAAGAATTGCAGAAGAACAAAGAATTGCAGAAGAACAAAGAATTGCAGAAGAACAAAGAATAGCAGAAGAACAAAGAATTGCAGAAGAACAAAGAATAGCAGAAGAACAAAGAATTGCAGAAGAACAAAGAATAGCAGAAGAACAAAGAATTGCAGAAGAACAAAGAATAGCAGAAGAACAAAGAATAGCAGAAGAACAAAGAATAGCAGAAGAACAAAGAATATCAGAAGAACAAAGAATATCAGAACAACAAAGAATAGCAGAAGAAGAAGAACAAAAATCAAAGGTGGCTAGGCCTATTATTGGTTTCAAAATTGTATAAAATGATATAGTAATTATTAAGTAATTATATCATTTATTTATTAATTTATTAATTTATTTATT